TCATGTGATGAGCAGGATAAAAAGAACATGATGCCATAGAGCCAAAACTTCCTAATGGTTTACCATCATAAGTTGACCCTAAGGCATCACAACAATCTTCTAATAAAACTAAATCATATTTTTTTACTAGTGCCATTACATCATTCATGTTCGGAGGATTACCTAATACATGAGCAAACGTAATAACTTTAATATCGTGTTCTTTAATTAAATCTTCAGCTTTAGTTAAATCTAAATTTAGAGTTTCTAATTCAATATCTAAAAACACAGGCTCAAATCCTACTTGAAGTGTAGGATTAAGTGTTGTTGGAAAACCTGCAATCGGCATAAGAACTTTTGTGCCTTTTGGAAAATTAGTATATCGTTTTGATGTCAACGCTGACATCATTAGTAAGTTTGAACTTGAACCAGAGTTTGTTAAAACTCCATGTTTTCTTCCCATTTGCTCTGGAAATTTACTTTCAAATCTTATACACGCTTTACCCATGACAAGCCAACCATCTAACAAAGATTCAATTGCCGCCATGTACTCATCTTCAAAAAAGTATGGTCCTGCGTAGTGAACTAAATCTTCACCTGCTTTCCAATCATGAGTTTTTTTGAGTATATTTTTTCTTACTATATCTAATAAATTTGAGTCCATTAAAAATATCCTATATTATCTCGTGGAAACCAAACATCACCATGCCCATGTGGACTTGTCATGTACTCTGACTGATAATCTTTTCTTATCTCATATCTTAGGTCTTTACCAAGACCTATAGCTATTGATAGAGCAGAACTTTGATTACCTAAAAACATCTCACACCCATTTATATATCTCGCTAGTTCCAATAAATCATTTGTTCTTTGATATCTTACATCACATTTAAATTCATCACAGAAATCTGTATGTTCTTGTTCTGTTCCTACAAAAAAACAATCATCAGATATAAACTTCTCGTAAACTTTTTTAGAATCTCCTGTTTCTCCATGATGATGTCTAGAAGTTCTGTTTATACAAATTTTTTCAGGCTGATAGATAGGAGTAATGTTGTTTAACCATGGAAGTCTAATCAAAGCATTGCTAATTTTTTCATCATGTATATTTAAGTTTTGAGTAAGAGCATAACACTCTGTTTGATTGCCTCTCCATCTATTTCCCATTAAATGAAATCTGTAATGATTTTCAAAATCAACATCAATAGACTGGTCTTTATAAACATCAACGTCATGAAGATAATCTTGTGCTTCTAGTAAAGGTGCTAACATATCATAATCTTTTTGAGTATATCTTCCTGTTCCAGGACCTGCATCAGTCCAGCGTAAAACTTCTCTACAAAAATAATCTAAGTAGTTCAACTTTATGTAAATGTTACCACCACCTAAAAGTTTAACTACACAAAGACTATAAATTGTATCACCGAATGTTCCGAAATGAGAAAAATTTTTCATCTCACCAAAGGGCTACTAAAAATATAAGCACTATCGAAAATAAAAATATATAAAGGTAATATTTCATTTATTCCACCATAAAGTTTTTGTATTGATGATAAAGCGATATTCTATTCTCTAAACTTATTCCTGGCCAATGAATTAAAAAATCGCCATACTTCCAATTTCCGTCATGCCCTAATTTATCAACATGAGGAGGAGGGCAGTCAGGATATAAATCATAATTATAAGAATTAAATGTTCTCTGAGGAACATATCTCATGATAGGAGAATATTGAGTAGCGTGGTCAATCATCGCTTGTTGTTCTACCCAATTGTCATTTTTGTATTTGTCGAGTTGGTCGCAAATAAAATTTATATAGTTTATACCTGCTTCTGAATTTTTTATCAAAAAACTATCAGCGTTTATATCTCTATAATCTTTAGATATAATCAAGTGTGCGTTTTCATCAGCATGTTCTTTAATTATATCTTCAAGTTTGATTGTCATATTTGTTATCATTGAATCGCAACCAGTAAACCATACCCAATCAATATCTGGATATGCAGTAAATATTTCTAAGATATAAAATAGTTTTTTAAACCCATGAGGAATATCATCATTAGCATATATTTTGCAAAGAGGTTCATAACCATGCTTTTCTGCGTACAATCTTTTATTATCTGCCCATGTCCAGTTACCTAATGCACAATAGCTGTAATCGTAAGAATTCGCAATACCTATTTTCATATTAAACCTTCTGTAAAATTATTTCAATTGCACAGTCACCAAAAGAATGAAAAGTTTGATCAAATCTTTCACGACCATATCTAAATGTTGCATCTAATAACTCTATCTTACATATTTTAATATTTTCTTGTGCAGAAAGCAAGTCAAAAACATTGATTGATGAAGTTTTATTCCATGATTCTTTTTTATTGATTGTGAATGTGCATTTATGGTCGCCATTAAATGTGCTAGGAAAAACTCCTTGCTCATACAAATCTTCATCAGGAATTACAATAACTAAATGACCATTCTTTTTTGTAACTCTTATCCAATTTTTTAATCCCATATGAGCATCATTCAAATGTTCTAAACAATGACTTGAGTGAACAAAATCATATGTTTCATCTTTTGCAGACCACATAAATTGTGCATCACCATCAGGCAAATCCCATGATTTGATTGAACTTATCATGGGAAAAAATTCTTTATACTTGTCTAGGGAATCTTCACCTGAACCAATATCTATACCGTCACCTACAAAATATCTAGTTGCAAATCTGTGGTCATGAAATCTTCTTAATACACATTTACCAGTTTCATCTGACATACTATCTCCATTATGTTTTTTGTAAATATAACTCGTCAAATAACTTTCTATAAGATATAAAGTCTTTTATATAATCATCTCTCTTTTTTGTGAAAACTTGTGCATTGCCTTCTTGTACTGCAATTATTATAACTAATTCTGTAATTGGAATCTTTGTAATCTCCTCATACATTACAGCATAGGCTGAACATTGCATGAAATAATTTTGAATCCAATGTTCTTTCTTTTCTTTCGTTGAAGTTTTAAAATCAATAACTGAAAGTTTATTATCATACTCTGCAATACAATCAACTCTACCTGCAACTCTCAAATGATGAGAATAAAGAGGAACTTCAAGTGCATGTATGTTAGTAATTTTATTATCTAGTATAGATTTAATTTTGTAAAACATACCTAAATCATTTACATTGCAACCTTGTTTATAATACATTTCATTGTTTAGATATTTTTCACAAAGGTTATGCACTCTAGTTCCTCTTGCAGATGCTTGAGTAGAAATTTTATTCGCTTTTTCTTCTCCAACTCTTTTACGCCAGTCCATTATAGCTTTTTTACTATGCAATCCTGTAACTGTAGTAACTGATGGATATTTTTCACCCGTAGGAGTGACGTAATATCTTTTATCATTTACAATTTCTGACTCTAAATCATCATATTCTAAGTCAACTCCTACATGATAAAAATTTTGCATAATTTATATTATTCCTTGTTCTAGTTTACTTAGTATATATTCCTTTACAAGTTCACTTCTCACTATATCTTCTTTATTAAATTCAACACAACTAAATGATTGCATAGAATTTAAAACTTTCATGAATAAAAGAAGCCCCTCTTTTTCACTTTGTCTACATAAATCACTCTGTCTAAAGTCACCACAAAATAAAACTTTACAGTTTTCTCCTAGTCTCGTAATAACAGAGTCTAATTCATGATATGACATATTTTGACACTCGTCAACCACTACTATAGTATCTTGCAAAGTTAATCCTCTAATGAAAGAAGTTGTTACAAATTCTATTACATCTTGTTTTTTAAGAAAATCATATACGTCTTTTTTAGGATAAAATAATTCATTGATTATAGAAACATAAGGTTGTTCATAAACTTTAGCCTTCTCTATATTGTCTCCAGGTAAAAATCCCATATCTCTTGTAGGAACTACGCTCCTTACAATAGTTACTTTTTCTTTTGTGGAATTACTATTTAATATCTCATCAAGGGCTAAGTACAATGATATAAATGTCTTACCTGTTCCTGCTAAACCATGAAGTAAGATATTTTTATTTTTATGAAAATAATCAAATGCTCTTTGTTGATTTAAAGTAATAGGATTTATATGCTTAGGCGAAAGATTTTTTAGTTGATTTTTTGTTTGATTTTCTTTTTGCAGTTTTCTTCTTTCACGTTTGGTCATCTTTATTACATTTGAAAATCTGTGGTCATACTGTGGATAATCCTCAAGAGTGGTATCAAAATGAGTTGTCATATCACTCCTTTGCGAATAAGTTAATGTTTACCAAGTGTTGATAGTCGATTTAGGGTGAGCCTCTTTTGCTTTTTGAAGTACTTCTTTGAATCCAGCATCAGGCTTTTTTATACCTAATCTAATCGGGTCACCTAGACTTGGCGCCGTTATAATCACAGGCTCATATGAGGGATTTTCTTTGAGAAAATTATCCCTCTCGCTAATTTTCATTACTTTCTCTATGATTTCGTTTGTTTCGATATTTTTAAAATTATATGTAGGCATTGACTGTATTTAGTTGTTTAACACCTTCTGTATACCACTCAGGTGCGTTTCCATTCTTCCATTTCGCAAAATAGTTCTTTTCATGTATATAGTAGTTTTTGTAAGATTGTATTACATCATTTTGAACTTTATGCTCCTCAGGCATTGCAGGAGGAGGTGGAGAAAATAATTTATCAATAGCAGAATTAGGAGCGTTTTCTAACGCTTTCTCTAAACCGCTAGAACGAATTACATGTATTTTTCCATATCTATTGGTATACTCGGTAAGACAAGCAGTAAGAAGATTATGTAACCAAGTGTAGTGCTGTTTTGATAGTCGTACCCATACCGCACTAGGGTGGTTAATATGACCTGCTTTATAAAGAATGTTTTCTCTTTCATCTGTAAGTCTCCATCTTTTGATTTTTCTGCCGTTTTTAGAAAGGTCTGTATACTCAACTCCATCTTGCATTCTATGAGCAGTTGATAGTAATTGAGCATATTCGATAACCATTTTAACAACATGTTTATCACAAGTCATTTCAGCACACTTTTTCACATCATGGTCTAAATAAAATATATTCATTTTTTACCCCATAAAAAAGATACATATACTGTAGTAAAAACTACTAAGAACATCAAAAACTCGTCTAATGCACTTTTATTTTTATTTACAAATTCTCCAAAGATAGAAATTATAAAAAGATTGACTAAGTAACAACACATCAAAACTAAGACTGAATGTTTTAAAATACCTAATATAAAACCACCCAAAAAAATCATGTAATCTTTCATTGTTTCCACAATCCTTTTTCTTTTTCTTCAGCGAGAGTATTTACAACTTGCTTGAAAGCGTTCTTAGATTTTACTTCTTTTTCGATATGAAAGTCAATTACTTCTTTTATCTCCCTAACAAAACCCTCTGTTATAGGACTTCCATGTCTTATAGAAGAATCAAGATAAGTTGAAATTGTTTCTAACTTCATCATAATCACGCCTCCATTTTTGTTAGTTTACCTAAAACGTACCAATCACTATGATAACTCCTTGTGATTTTACCTTTTTTAGTTTTTCTAATACACTCAGATGCCATCTCATGACCTGTATATTCTTCTAGGTACTTTATGGCTTCATCTTCATCTCTAAAAATTTTCATGCCAATATTGTTCAGCATGTTAGGCTTCGCTCTAAAATACATAATCAAGTTCTCCTATTATAAAAATTAATATTCAAATTACTTCCCTTAACGTATGGAACGCTTTTGTATAATGCAAATTTCTTTTCAACTTCTTCAAAAACATTCACTCCATCATCTTCCCATACAACATAATTTTCATCAGTTATTTTAGTAGGAACAAATCTATTTTTTTCATTTATTAAAATAAAAGTTCCTGTAGGTTTTATTTGTTGCGATATATTTTCGACTTCTTCAGCAACATCTTCTACATGCTGTAAACAAAATGCAGAAACTATACAATCAAAAGTATTTTTTTTCTCAGGCAATTTCATTGTAGGAATAAAAAGTTCGCTAGGAATATACTTCTTTGCAAAGTATAACATACTCTGACTAGTATCATATCCTGTAACATAATCAGCAAATTGTCTAATAATTCCTAAAGAAATTCTTCCCATTCCACAACCATAATCTAACCATGTGCGACCGTTATAACTACAAATCTCATTTGACAATGAAAGTATAACGTGATTTGTTTCCTCTTCAAACTTATTAGGATTATTAGGGTCATTAGTAAGTGCTACATGTTTAGCATTTTCTAATGTTGTTACTTCAAAAGTTTCTTTTATATAACTCATATTACTTAACTATTGCCTTATTTAATTCGATTGCTTCTTGATGGTGCTTAGTGTGAGTGTATTGAACACAATCAACATCATCTAAGTTTTCGCTTTTCTGTTCAACTTTAGTACATATGAATTCATCTTTTTGTAACATGTAATGAGTATCTTGCTTTTCAGTTTTAACTTCATCAAGTTCTACTTTTTTAGCAAAAGCCATAAAATAACCAGCGGCAATAATTGCTATTAGTGTTATACCCATAAGAATTCGTAAGACACGTTTACTGAATAAAATAATTTTAGACACTTCGCTCTCCTATATCATAAAGGCT